TTATAGAAGCTAGAACACCAGAATGATTATCAACATCTCCAAAGGTGTGTACACCCTTTGAGCCATCAGCTAAAGTAAATCCTTTAATTTTAGAAGGTCCATAAAACCCAAAAGGAATAGCATAACTATCAGTTAGTCCTTGCTTCCACGCATCGGACATTTCAATTCGGATATAGTTAGATTGATTTGGATAATCGCCTGTAACATTAAATACTTTGTTTGTATCATCCCATTCACGATCTTCATCTCCAATCTTCTTGAGTATGAAGTTTTCAGATGCTTCATTTAATGTTAAGTTATAGAAATTTTCAATCTCATTTCCAGCACTATCCACAACAGATAAAGCAAAAGTAGAATCAGGAATTGTATTTGTTCCCAACTTTAGATCGTGAATCTTAATTGCATAGTTTTCTTGTATCCACTCACCTTCATGCAAAGAACAAACACGGAATAGTTTTGTAGCAGTTGCAGGAGTCCAAGAGGCATCCCCTTTAGGATCAGGATTTCTATTGATGATCCAACCAGATTTTGGAGCTGTTGCCTGACGAGTATTTTGAAGATAGTGAGTAGAGCCAGAAACCAAAGGAAGAAGAATTCCATATTGCTTCCCAGCAGCACCAGATACATCTGTTACAAATTGTTTTACAGACTGTTCAAAAGATTCTCCCAAAAAGTAACTTTCTGTAGAAGAAAAGTTTGTAGAGTTTATTCTTTGAGGATTAGTGTTAAGAACATTACGAATGTATCCTTCTCTATTTGTTGGATCAAAATGGAAAGTATAAGTTTCTGAAGTTGATGCATCAGACCAAATATCTAATTTAAATGTAGCGGCCTGTCCGGTACCTTGAGATTGAATCAACTGGGCTACAGATGAAGTTGTACTAGAGGCACCAGCAACAGTACCGGAGAGAGTCGCAGAAGAACCAGTTGTATAAATAACAGCAGCAAGAGAACCAGTAGCTAAACCGGTTGCAGAGGCAGAAGGCATAACGAAAAGGCCATATGCCAATGTGCTACCACCACCAGTTGTATCAGATACGCCACCTCCAAGGTTCCATCCAGCCTGTGTATCAGAAACTGTAGAACTAGGATCATTTTGTCCTAGGAGTCTCACAAAGGTTACAGGAGAGATTTTAGCAGCTAAGTGAGCTTGAGCTGCATATGCTGCGTATGTTGGGCCGTATCTATTTCCATCTCGCCAAACATCGGCAGTATTTCCTGGCTTTCCTGCTTGTGGAGCGCCAAAGATTTCAATGAAACTGTCCATATCTTTAACTTTTACCGGCTTCATAGCTGGTCCTTTTAAAGATGTACCAATCAAAAGTATACCATCGTCTGTAGTCTGTGCTGGTACTTGGCTCTGATCGATCTCGTTAAGTTGTACGCCAGGTGACGCAAAATCAAATTTTCTAGCCATTTAAATTCTCCTTATAAATGTATTCAAGAATAAATAGTACAATAAAACCTCAATCTACTATTCACGATATTTGTTATTTTTCTTTTTCCATGGAAGTTCATCATTTAAAACAACTCTCTCACGAGAAATTTTAATTTCAACAACAGTTTCTCTTCTAGTGACCTTTGGTTTATTGCGATTCAAGCCTTCTCCGGTTATATATCCTAACACTTTTAACGTTATTTTTGTTTCAAACATTCTTTCTTCTTCACCAATATTTGTTGAATTTTGATTTTCATTAAATGTAGAGTCAATAAAAGCCTCATATCTATGATTATCTATTTCATAGAAAAAAGAATTACTAGGAGAATTACCTCTGAGTTTTATAAATGGCATTAGTAAGTCATTCATTTGAAGTTCGTATTCTGTTCTTATCGTAATTGTATAACTTACGTTAAAATAAACTGGTGTTGGTACAAAATATTCATCATAAACAATTTTTTTGTTTTTAAATTTTCCGGTTTCCTGTCCATTTTTTAAACGCTTTGCTTTATCTTTATTTGCAAAATTTCTTGTTTTTTCATGATTAATTCTTGTCGCAACTTTGAAAGTTCCACCTTTAAAGTCTTCTGTTTCTAGGAGATTGGGCCTAATAGCTCCTTGAAAACCACTATCCATTTCAAAATTTTCTCTATTTATAGAAATTATTGGCAACCTTAATTTACCGACTTTATCTCTAAGTTCTTTATTATTTTTTATTTGATAACTTCTCTCAGCACCAAGCCAAACAACAGGAACTTTTTCAACACCTTTGTTTGTTTTTGTATAAAGATCTAAAGTTTCATTAACAAACCTAAAAAGACCAGTATCTATGGTCTCTAACGAAGACGGTTGTGTTCCTAATTCATTTCCTATTTTTTGCATTTTATTTATTCTCCATTAAACAATCCATCTCTTGCTCTTATACATTCTGCTTGAACTTCAAAGCGATGTTCTGCCTGACCAAATAATAATTTTGGCTCAATAAGCTTTACAATTTCGTAAAAAACATCTCCATATTTTACAAAATCACCTTCTCTAACAAATAAATTCTGATCTTCTGTTATTCTGCGTTTGTGAAACATAACTTTTATCTTTGTGGATTTATCTAAAGAAATATTTTCCATAAAATTTGTTTCAATTCCTTGAAACTCTACCATGGCATATACCCGAACAGGTGGGTAGAAAGTTTTTTCTATTGCTTCTCCATATAAAGGGTGAAATTCAGTACTATCATAATCAATACCAAAATACAATATTTGCTGTCCAACAACTCTTTCTGATACTTCATCATTAACTTGTTTAACAAGGTCACGTTCTTTTTTTCCAAAAAACATCGGAGGTGGCGGAGCGCTTGGTTTTTTCCATTTATTATCTTCTGACATGGATTCTTATCCTCCTTTTGTTTTCTTTAATAGTTTGTTGTCCTTTTAGTTTGTTTTCTATGTATGTTTTCAGTTGTGCTTGTATTCTTTCAACCAAATCATCAACACTAGCATTATTTTTAAGATAATCACCTGTTTTGTTTAAAATTTCGCGACTAAAATCGCTATACATGCTAACACCTACTTTAAAGTCTATATCCTCAACATCTACTAAATTTTCTGCACTTAATTTTCGCTCTGGGGACGTTATAGTAATAACAATATTCGGATCTTTACTTACATCCCATGTGTCTTGGTTTAAGGCTAGTTTTCCAGTTAGTTCATCGCTATTTGCTATCATATTAATAAAATCAGCTATATGCTCTAGAGTTTGAGATTTAAGATTCTGTGGAACACTTTCCATAATTTCAGAAATGTTAATACTGCTTTCGTCTTGAAAGGCAATGAAAGAAATAACCTCTTCACCAAAGAAGTCTAACTCTTCTGTTTCTCTTTCATCTTCAGGCCACCAAGAATCATCAGGAAGATCGTAAGCTTTCAAAACATCTCTAAGAACAAATCTTTCTGATTTAATAATTCCAGCTAGCTCTAGATTAAACTCTATCAATTGAATAGGTCCATCGTCATAATAATAGTCAAAAGCATCAAATTTTTTTATAATGTCTGGTAGTGCTGATTCAAGTCCGTCTAAGTAAGATGAATCTGAATCTAGGTCGTAACCTGCATATAAAATTTTAACCATCCAGTTACCTTCTCTATTTTTTTCAACAAAAATATTATCTGAAACAGGAAAATTATAGTAGTCCGGAAAATGATAATCAACAGTATCAGATACATTATTTCTAATATTAGTCATACTAGCATCTGGGGGAGCATTAATTCTAAACTTAACAAACATGTTCCAAGTAAAACCCGGAATATCATTATAACCTTCTTCTACATCCCAATCAAATGAAATAAATCCGCCGGTGTGTTCGTCGAAAATCTCATTTAATCTTTGTCTTATCATTTCACCAGCATTTTGTCCGATTGAAGCCAATAATGCTTCTTCGACATCAGGTTCGTATCTAACAGATCTTCCTTGTAAAACAACATCTCTATTATATTTACGGAACAACATAGGTAAAGTTTCAGCAACGGAATAGCCATGGTCTTGATAACTACCGCCATATCTTGTGAAGTTTGATAAAAAGATTGTAGGCTTCCCAAGCTCTTCTGATCCTTGCTTAATAATTTCTTTAACTTGTTTCTCTTGAACTTTAGATATTCTGTTATTAACAGCATCTAAAAAACCAGGCACTCTTGGGCCATAAATTTTTCCTTGCGGTACTGCAAGCCTAATAGGTTCTGAATTTTCATCTTTGTGAAAAGCAACATTTTTTATTCTAATTCTTGAAGTTGGTGTTAACCCACCATCAGTTGCACCTCGTCGCATTTGATCAAAAAATATTTCCCGATCTGCTACTTTATCCAACGACTCTTGTGTTGGAGGAAACAACTTAAAATTCTTAGCAGGAACAATATAGGCAATCATGCCATTTCCATATGCTTCCGATAAAGCGCATTTGTTGAATTCATCAAAACCCTGATCACCTTTGCTGCTTGGCAGAGAGTGACAAGATTTAATGCTTTGATGATCTGACATTCTGAAAACATCAATAGGGTGACGAGAATAAATTATATAATTTCTCTCAAGATATTGATCCATATTTGCCAAAAGATCATCAAAAGAATCAATAGCGTAATTTGCAAAGTTTTCAAAAGATTCAAAATTGATATTACTTTTTGTGAAGAACTCTTTCATTCTTAACGAAGTGGTTGTACCAAGCCAATAAACCTGAGCATCATAAAATTTCATAATCTTTCTGTATTCGTCTGCTGTGTGCTTTACAACTGGATCGCTGATCTCTGCTGGTAGAGAAAATTTAGCTTCAGCGGGAAGTTTGTCTAGTTTGCCTATTTTTGCGAGTTTTGCATATCTTTTAGCTGCTTCAAAGTGTTCTGCTCCGGCTTCTCTTTGAATCTTATCCCTGCTGTTATTAACAAATTTTATAATAGCACCCATTACTTTCGGAAGGTTAAGGGACATTGTTTTTCTAGAAATACCTTGGTTTCCTTTACCATCAATATAATGTGTAACCTTTGTCTTTGTACATAAAATTTTTCCATTTTTTGGCTCACCAACTTCCCATCCAAACTCATTAAGAGCAGAAACAGCATTGGCCAAAGGTGTCTGTTCTTTCATAGATGAAACCGGCTCAATAATTCTATATGAATCACCAAATATGTTTCCAAAAGGTAATTCACTTATAGGAATCTCCAAAGCGTCTTTAAGATATTCAATTTCTTGCTCTGTTGCCTCCGTGATATTCTGTTCATTTAAAAATTTATTCCAATTCTCTAATATTAATTTCATCTTTTATCCTACAAAAATTCCATTTGGTACATCTGCTATTATATCTTTAACGTTTTCTGTCATTGCTTTATCTGATTCAATGAGTTTTGGATATGTCATTTCATCAAGAATTGTCTTTAATTCTTCTCGTAACTTGTCTTGTTCTTCCTTAGCCTGGCTTAATAAGTCCGAAGCGTTTAAGCTTATAGATTCTCCAGGTATTGGCACGTTTCCACCAAACTTTCCACGTATCTGTCCTAGGGTTTCTTTAGATAGAGCAAGAGCAAATCTCCTGATCCATTGGTGTCCGATAGAGTTGATATTTTCATAGGGAATATTCTCAAATGGAAGAGTATTCATGTTGTTAATACCTTTCTGCCCAGCATTAGTAGAGTCTTGCCAAATATCCTGATCATCAACTGTAAATCTAAACCAAAATTTTTCTGGGGATACTGAATCAGGTATTGGATAAATTCTTAGTTTATTGTTAATAACTTCATAGCTGTAATGTGATGTACGAGTATATAGATGATCTTCATATGAAATAGCTTGTATTTTATTTTGCCAAGCAGGAATTACCTGAAATGTTGAATCATCAGCATATTGACCATAAGTGTGATAATCTCCAACAACATTAAGTCCACCATAGTATCCATAGAATCTCCACATTTGACGTGGTGTTACATAATACACATCACGAATCTTAATTCTTTTATCTCCAACTTTATTGTAAAATGGAAAATTACTATTACTAGAATCTGCGGCTGAAG